AGTTTGATTCGAAACTTGGAACAGTAAGTGTTGAACCAACACCACTCTCAACATTGAGAGTCGGGGATACAACATAAGAACCAGATAAACCGCTGGTTGATGCGGAGGCACCAGACCATGTACCCAAAAGTGCACCAGTAACGACGGTCAGGAGAGCGGCGTTAGAGGTACTAGTGGTTACAAGTGGGTTAACTGTAAACTTACCACCTGCAAATGTGCCCAATTGGTTTAAGCGGCGGAGGTTATGAAGATTCTGGCCTGCCTGGTGGCTGGCTGAGAATACCCCAATACCGGTTGCCCCAACTGTTTGCCTATCTTCCTTATACAAACCAACCTGTTTGAAATTTGAAAGATCAAGATTTGATGGCATATTTGTAACATCCCAAATCAAGAATTGGTATTTGCCTTCGCCATTACCGGTTGTATCTGCTTCAATTGAATCAGTAACCTGTGAATCAAAGTCAAGTAAACGACCGTCAGTACCTGTTGCGTGAAGTGTCTTACCGTCCTGAAGTGTTGTACTACCTTGATATGCACCAGAGGCCAACAACTGCCAGCTTGACGCACTTGCCGTGGAATGGACCTTTGTATAACCTGTACCTACAAGATCGTACATACCTCCAGCAGCAAGTGATCCACTTTGGACGCCTTTACCACTCGGGTTGTTGTAAATTGATTGGCCAGATTTATATATTGCAGCAGCAGATGTTCCAAGTGCCCCTGCCGAACTCACATCGGCACCGACATTTGTACCATACGTATAATCAAGGTAGAAGAGAAGACCAGAAGGTAAACTCATTGGTTGCAATGAGACTAACTCATTTGCGACCAGACCACCAAAAACACGACGTACAATTGGAAATGCAATATTTGTAAAACCAGTAACCTGTCCGGAAGATGTACCTGACGCTGCACCGGTTGATAGAGAGTTTTGCTCTCGTAAAAGTTGGGCTGCCTGGTTTTCAAGCAAACGTGACATATTTTCACGATTAACACCTTCAAGGCCCCTTAAAAGACCAGTTCTACCCCACTTTTCTACTAAACGACCAGAGGAATTACCAATGTGTCGTTCACGAATATCTTTTGTTAGATGTTCTAAACTAAATTGTTTTGACATTTTTATACTCCTTAAAAAATTTATATGTTATGATTTGAGACCAGCAAGCTGTGCCCAACGATCGGTTTGTGTATCATTTGACCGACCTGATTTTGTTGGACGAGAAGCTGAACCTCGTACTCTTCGTTTTGAAGACTCATTAAGCGACTTCTTACCGGGATCACCAATGGATTCCAGTAAACCTTTATACAACAACTTTGCCTCACGCAAGCTCTGTGCCTTATCAAGAGATTTAATGACATTAAGCTTTTGATACTTAGTCAAATTCTCATTTTGTAAGAGCTTATTCGCATAAAGCAATTTAGCATTAAACAAATTCATTTCTGATAATTGCTTACGCAGTTGATTTAAGGCGTGTTTGTGTGCCTTCAACTGACGGTTTAGAGTACGATTTTTGCGTGCCTCTTTAACAACACGAGCTTTAAGGGCATCATGTTTATTCATTTGTGTCTTATAAATATCTTTTTGTTCAACTGAACCACCACCAAAATCAGAAACACCATCGCCTTCAAATAGTTTCTTCATTCTTCGTAGTTCTTGACGTAACATATTTTCATCAATTTCAACGACCTCATCCATATCATCATCGCCTTCTTCGGTGGTGTCATCGTCACCTTCAGCAAACTCATAGAATTCTGTGACATCATCGTCACCTTCTTCGGTGGTGTCATCGTCATCGGTTTCCATAAACTCATAGAATTCTGCAACATCATCACCTTCTTCATCCATTGGTGACGGATTAGGCTCAATTTCGTCTACATCATCATCTTCACCAAACAATTCTGCAAGTTCTGCCTCAAGATCTTCTTCTGCAACATCATCGTCACCTTCATCATCGCCACCTTCATCGTCACCTTCATCATCGGGGGCTTCTTCTTCATCATCACCTGTAACTAATTCAATTCCAAGATCATCAAGTTCAACATCATCTGGAACACCTGATAATTTTAAAGTTACGTCTTTTTCCGTTAAAAGACTATATTTCTTACTCATAATTTCTCCTTATTTCACTAGATTATAAAGTTCTAAAATCTTATCCTGAAGCTTTGTAACTTCTTTTTTATTAATATTTGTTTTATTTTCAAGCCCAACAGTCTCAGTATATAGATTTCCAATGCCATTACGGAACTTAGCGTTCACTTTGCTCCCCACTTTATTGTTATTCAATTTGGTGGCGATTTCAGTTAGCTTTTCTAGCCTTTTTTGAACTCTATTAATCCGTTTATCATAAGATTTCATTAATAAATGATTTGTTATTTCCAATTTTTCCTTCAAAAGATTAAACTTATTTTTATTAAACTTTTGATTATTCTCTTCTAATTTTTGATATAAATTTAATAATTTACTTCTTTTTTGACGTATACGTTCATTATATTTTTTATGATTTATTTTTTTACCTGATTCATATAAGCTTATGCATGCATTTTTAAATTTAATTATATCGCCGGTGGCCCTTAATATTTGTAATTCAATGCTATCATTATTTTCTTTTAATTCATCAGTAGCCTTTTCATATACAAGTGTTGTTAATGATTCAAGTGATTCACGTGAAAGAACAAATTTTTCTTCATCATCTTCACATTCCGGTGAGGTTACTTCTTCGGAGCCGGCTTCACGACCATGATGTATATATTGTTTAGGGTGATTTACATCACCTTCTGTATCAGGATTTAATAAATTTAACAATAAATCATCATCTGTGTCATCACTTTCAGTTATTTCATCGTGTACATCTATGCCTAGTTGCATTTCAATTAACTGTTTTATTTTTGGTGTGACTGCGTTAATAATCGCATTCTTTGCATTTTGCTCAGCGACCTCTTTAAGCTGCCTTGCATCGGCTAATGCTTCTTCAAATATTGATTTGGTTTGCATAATACTCCTCAGACATTACTAACAATAAATATTCATTAAAATATAAAAAACACATAAATTTTAATTTTTAATGAATTTTATCACCCATATCATCAATAAAATCATTATCTTCGTCTTCGTCTTCGTCTAATTCAGGATTTTTTATTACATATGGAAAAGTATTAGATGCCTTTAATGACGGCCTATCAACTTTACCGGCCGTTTTTGAACCAAGTTCATAATTGCCATAAGAACTTATGCTCCACGCTAAAAATTCCCTTAATAAATTATAACCTGATTTAGACATTTCTATATTTTTAATTATTGGGCGCCTGAACCATCGCCGGTTCCATCAAGGCTAACAACAAGTTCTTCGTTTTCGAGTTTATCTACTATAAAAGTTCCAATTTTGAGTGAAGTTTCAGATGGTTTTAGATGGCCAGCACCACTGCCAAAGCCCTTTGAAGGAACCCGGTTTGTAAATGATTCTGGATAATTACCAGGTTTAACATCATCCTTTGTGGATGCACCTACCAAATTACCATTATCATCAATTAAATCAGAAACCCTTGGATTTGGTGCATACTCATGTTGTGTACTTGGATCAGGTGCATTAGGAAACGTTGGATCATGTTCTCCCGCAAAATCACCTGCATGTGGAAATGATTGAATATTTACCTTATTCTGCAATAATTCTTTTGCAACTTCTTTTGCATATTCTTTTGCATCTTTTTCAGCGCCAGACGGTGTTTTCATCTTACCATCACCTGGTGTATTTGGAAATAATTCAGACATATACCCAGAACTTGATGTTCCTAAATCAAATTTATCTTCATTAATACCTTTAATCGCACCTGGATGTTTAATGTTTGACATTTATTTATCCTCCGCCAAATCATTGAGAATTTTTTGTCGCTTGAATTGTAATTTTGACAATGCAGTTCTCATTTTATTTTCTTTAATTTTTAATACTTTTAAATAATCAATTTTATTTTCAAGACTATCTGCATATTCATCAGCATCAACTTCATTGGTCTTTTTCGCAACCTTTTCAGTTTTTTCGCCATCACCAAAACTAGGCATTTTTGCCTTTTCCTGCAAAACCATTTTCTTTAATTCTCTAAGAGTAAGCTTCTTAATACGTTTCATACTACGCTCCTATGCCGTTTCATACAATAATAAATATGTCCTACTGTAGAATTTATTTCATAAATGCTAATTTAGCCCAATTTTCTGCACCCGGTAGTTCTTCAGGTTCAAGCTTATCAACAATTCTGGTTGCCGTATCACCAGTAGGTGTATTCATATCAGAAGAACTAGGATTATTCGGATCATATGCAGCAGCCGTATTATATTGCTCCTGTAATGTTGTTTTTGCAGTATCTTCAAAAATAGACGCAAGAACTGGATCTTTTGTCATGGTACTTATTGCATTACTAACATTATCATCAAAATTTTGATTTTTTACTTTCTTTTTCCTAACATTCTTTTTCTTTGGGGTATTTGGTGTATTATTCTCAATTAATTTATCTGTTAATTGTATACCTTCTGACAAAATCTCAACCAAACACTCTTTCACTATATTTTTTAACTGATTTTTACTTACACGCATATTACCCAACCCCTTGAAATCCGTCAGAGCCAGTAATAGTCGGAAACTGTGACGGGTGAATACCTGTTAAACCAGCGATTAAACTAAATGCTGTCTTTCCGCCTGCATGAGCTTCAAAAAATAATTTTTTAACTCTTAATTCTAACCTTGGTGATGTTGTACCTGATAATATAGTAAAATAATTTTTGCGACCGTCTGTCGTAGTGCTGGTTGGCACTTGTCCGTCAAAGGATGAAGAATATCCACCAGATGCAAGAAGACCTTGTTGGGTGAAACCAACGCTTAAATGTTGATTGCCCCAATTTGTAATTGTAAAAAATCTTGTTACATATGGAAATTCAACAACGACCATATCATCTGGGCCTTTCCCAACCTCTGCGGCCGCAGAGGAGGTTGCATATGGTATTGCCGATACCTGATAGGCCGGTACATATCCTGGATGTGTTTTTGGATTATCTAATGGCATAATTATATTCCTGTTATTCCCAATCTATAATATCATTTAAAATCCTATCTATACGATCTGATTTTGTAAAAATTTTGTTTAATTCCGATGTTTGGATGATTTTTGATTCCTTTACCATAAATGCACCTGGTGTAGATGGTTCCGATACAAAATCCCAACATATTAATTGAAAATCATCCTGTACAACCTGCTGGTTACCACTTTTTTTTGTTGAACCTACACCACGTGATGAAATACCTAGTGTGACGCCAGATTCTAGCAAGCTTTGTAATATTTTGCCTGATGGTGTATTTAATAATTCAACTGTGCCATATACAACATTACCTTCAACGTATGCCTCCCTTATAACATGAGATGCATTTTTTAACTCAACAACAGAAGAATCAGGATGGTCAAGTTCACCTAATGCCCTACCTTCAAGAATAAATTTTTGATAATTCCTAATTTCTCTCTCTAATATTGGACGGGGATAAATTCTACCATTTTGGTTTAACGTATCAGATTTTTGTAAAATGCCCTTTAAGAAAACTTTGCCTTCATTATTTTGTTTTGACTCACTAATCATATCCGGCGTATATTCAAATGCCAAATAATCTACAAGTAATTGTTTTGTCTCAATGGACATTTATTTCCCCCCTAGGAACCAACGGTATTATTTAAATCAATTAATTTAAAATACCGAATAATTGTTTTATCATTAATCTCTTTTAAATTTTGTTTGCCCAGAACGCTAGAAACCTTTTTAATCTTTTCTATTAAATATTTATTATCGCTAAATTCATTTTTTAATTTATCAATATTTTGAATAGCATTTATTTGTATTTCATTCAGCATTTGTTTCAAATTATCAATATTATTTGTAAACACATATTCACGTAAAATTTCTTTTTGTAATGATGATAATTTGAAATTATATTTTTTATTAATTTTTTCCAACATTAATCGTAATACCAAACTATTACTATCATCATCAACACATTCAGCCAGATTAATTGTTTGTTTTTCGCTAACCAGCCATTCCAAAATAGAATTTTCATACCTAGCAATTCGTTCAATATTCAACGTGTCAGTATTTCTCCAATCATTTAATAATGTTTGAATTGTTGCATATACCTTATACTCTGGAATATTAAACCCATAAAAGCCCGTGTCAGATAGATTATGATTAATATTTTTAATTAAAACTGATTTTTCCCGATTTAATTTATTATAGTTATAATTTCGAGCAGCAATTTTTGCCTCACCTAAAATAGATTGTGCTGTAAATTTTGTGCCAACAGTCGTTTTAACCAAAGAATTAAATAATCGAAATTCACGATATAATTCTGTTCCTGGTTTAAAATGTTTTTTAAATATCTTTTTAGCTTCCTTAAATTTAACATCATCACCATCTATTAATGATTTAGACATATATCTAACCATAAACTCATAAATTAAACCAACATTTCTTTTTTTATTATGTATTTTAGCCATGAATATCTTTTACACCCGTTATATCTTTATCATCTTTACCACTATTATTATTTATTTCCTTGTCAAGGTTTTTTAATACTGATTTTATTTCAGATGTTAATCTTGCACTTTCACGTAATTTTGAATTTAAAAATTCGTCCATTGAATCACCAGTCTTTTCAACATCTCGTGACTCTTTAAATGGATTTACTGTAACATTTTTTAAAAAATGCTTATCATATATATCACCTTTTACTGTTGATACAATATCTTTGAAATTTGGTCCCTTTATATCAGATGAAAATTGTTGTCTTTTACGCTTGCGATTACTTTTATATTTTTCTATTTGATTTTGTGCCTTTATTGGTGCATCTTCATCTTCTATTGATAATTTTGTTATATTATCATCTGATTCATCATCTATAACGTTACTTTCAGAATCTGTGATTAAACCACCGATTGACATTTCTGATGCAAATAAATCTTCGCCGCCTGCCTCTTCTTCGCCACCTGCCTCTTCATCGCCACCTGCCTCTTCATCGCCCCCTAAGCCACCTGCCTCTTCATCGCCCCCTAAGCCCCCTGCCTCTTCAGGTAACTTTAGTTCTTCTATTTTAAGATTTCTTAATTTATCAGATTTTTGTTGATCATGAATTTGTACAATTTCATCTTCACTCAAATTAAATATATTTTTTTGTATCCAATCTAATGATAACACGCCTTCCGGTGCAGTACCTGCAATTTCAAACCGAGTACGATATAATTCTAATTTTTGTTGTTGGGCAATTGATGATGGATTTGATAGTTGCAATTCAAAATTAATTAAATTCTCACCTGTAAAACCATTTGCATATAAATGTATTGTTGCAAGTTTGTTAAGCTCAGCAAGCACAACACGCTGAATTTTGTTAATTGTGCGGGAAAACCGAATATCCTCCTGAGCAAGAGTCGCCTTTGACGCAAGATTTTCATCATACCCCAAATAAGCTTTAGGAACTTTCAACGCTGCAAATAATTTTTTCTGTATGTATTCAACATCCTCAACCGCTGATACGTTTGTTCCTCCGGCAAGTGTGTCAATTTTTGTCCCTGTTTCAGAACCGCGGACTGGTAAGAAATAATCTTCATCAACGCTTAATGGATTATATCGTAAATCAACCCTACCGGTGCTTTTATCTATTACCTGAGATGATTTCAAAGATGCCTTTGCTTGTTCCATATAATTCTGTATATCTTCAGGTGGCACATTACCAACATCAATATAAAAAACCCTACGTTCTGGTGATCTTACAACACGATATACCAACATTGCATCTTCAATTAGTATTAATTGTCGCCAAATTCGCCGTGCAGATTCCAATATTGATGTACCATATGGTAAAAATGCTTCATTGCCTAATAATCTAAAATGTGTTACCTGCCAGTTCTCTAATTCCTGATTACCTTGTGATGCCCATCTAAACCTAACTGCAAGTGGATCATCAGGATCAAACCCTTCTTCTCTCTCAATTTCATTAACCGGAATTGGGAAAACATTAAGTAACCCATGTTCAGTTGAAACATCATTAAAAAGGAAAAAATCGCCATATTTACATAAATGTCTTACCCATGAATTTAAATGAAAATTAATATTAAGCGTATCATAAAAAACCTCATCTAATAAAGAACGAATTTTTGGATTTTCTGAGTGTATATGTAAAACTAAACCATTTTCATCTTGTGAGGTTGATTCATCTGCATAAATATCTAAGGCACTTGCTATTTCCGGAGTATATTCCATTTCGCTATAATCACTATATCTGCTTAGCCTATCATAATATCCATAAGCATTAATTGCTGAACTATACATATGGCTATATGTTTTCTTAAATACATCAAGAGCCGATGTAGCAGTTGGTGCCTTCCAGTTTTTAACTTTTCGTTTTACAACAGGACCTGATTTAAAAAGTCGTGCTAATCTTTTAAATAAATCTTTATTACTTGCCACAATATTACCTTAACATTTCATTTTCAAATGATTTTTTAATTTTATCAATTCTTTCAGAATTGTTACTACCAATTCCCCAAATAGGCGATGGCCTTGAAAGAACATTATTGCCAACCTCACCTAAATTAAATTTCTCAGCCGAATATTCACCCTTATCAAAAGACATTCCTGATAATAATGCATTATTTACAACATCGCTTGACTTACTATATTCTGATGAAACATCATAAATCCATGCACCGATTGAAAAGCTTATTATTAAATCATCATTTTTATTTTTCATTGCCTGCGGTTTTGAACCCTTCCAAACAAATGTTTTTAATTCATTATAAAACCTGCTAGAATAAATGGTTAACTCTTTATTTCTTATCATTTCCTCAAATTTTGTTAAAATCATATTTCTTGATCTGCCACTTGTAGTGAAACCCGCAACATCTGCATCGGTTGACGGTATATACCCACCAATATAAACACCCCTACGCTTTCTATGATATAACATTGGATATTTGAGTTCTTTAAGTTTTAGAATGGTTGCATATCCAAATGAATTATTTTCAGGGCACATTAAAGCCTTATTATATTTCATACCTAATTCATATAATAATTCTGCAAACCTATCTGGTGGTATTTTACCTTGGTATTCTGCTACAACCTTTCCACCATTTATATCAATTACATGTGCGGCTGAATAGTCTTTTCCATCACCCCTGGCAATATCTGCAGATATAATATATTTATGTTCCGACAATGGATATTCCCAAATCCAAATATTTCTTTGGCTCCCTAGTTTCTCAATTGGTGGCTTAACACATTCACCAACCCAATTTATATCATCATTCGACATATATGTGTCACCAGATGCAACAAAATCACATAATAGTTCCTGTGCAATTTGTCTCTTTGACATGTTTTTGGTCTGACTTTCGAACCATTCTTCGTCATAATCCGGATGTTCATACCACATTATTTTAATTGGGTTAAACTCATTTTGATTATTTTTTGCACCTGAATATATTGTATGATATTGGTCACCAACCCCATTAGGCGTTGATATTATGATTGCCCGGCCACCTGTTGATAGCGTTGGATATAAGCCCATCCATAATTGGTCAAATTTACGTACAAACGCAGCCTCATCAACTATTAATAATGACAGTGCCTCTGAACGTCCGGCATCATCAGAAGTTGGAACTGCCTTAATCCTGGAACCTGTACTAAATTCAATTGTTTGTTTATTATAAGATGTAATTTCCGGTAAGATTAACCACTTAGGTAGATAATCAATCGTGGTTTTCATCTTACGAATGAAATTCATTGCAACCTCTAGTTTTGTTGCAATAATTAAAATATTTTTATCCCTATGAAATAATGCAAGCCATAGTGCATAATTTGCGCTTAAAGTTGATAGACCTAATTGACGTGATTTTAAAACAATATTAAACTTATGCTTAATAAAATCATCTACACATTTATCCTGATATTTAAATGTCTTAAAATTAATTAAACCTTGTGTCATATGTTGAATTTTAACATATTGATTCATAAAATACACAGGATCTTTACCACATTTTAAAATCTCTTGTATTTGACGATTTTTGTCAATTATTTGTCTTTTTTTTACCATTATAATATATCAAAAAATGTTTCTCTACGATAACAACCTGTGCGCTTTGGTGAGTGTGGTGACATATTCACCATTTCGAAACTTACGTTACTTACACGAGATTTTAATTTTAATGTCTCACCGGCATCCTTTTTATATAATTTTTTTACCTGTTTAATTATATCGTCAGTAACTTTTGCAGATTGGTCAGCATGAGCCTGTAACTGATTATGTAATATGCTTTTATCTGCATACGTTATAATAGTTGTAAAAACACATCGAAGCGTTCCTTCATCAACAATCTTCATTTTAATTGAATATTGTGGTAATTTATACATCTTTGTAGATTGTACCTTACCTTCAATTGAAGATACACCCCATGTTGTATCTATTATCTGACCCAGCGTTTGATATTTTGAATAACCTAACATATAATACTCCAAGAAATAATATTTAACTATAAATATGATTGAAAATTGAAATTAAACATTAATATTAATTAATGATTTTTTTCTTTGCAAAATTTCATCTTTAATATCATTATTATCTGGGCGCCATCCACCTAACCAACTATCACGATTTAGTTCTGCCCATTTTAAACCACACTTAATACAACAATCAAATTTTTCAACATATACATCATCATTTTGTGTAAGCAAATAACCACATATTTGACAATCTAGGTTATTTTTTATAAAATTATAATTACGTGGAGATATAATAAAAAACCCATCACTATGCTGATACATAGATTGATATTCATTTATATTGTTAATAAATTTCATATAAATGAATTATACTATAGACATATAAAAAATTATACTTGCTTTTTAAACTGGACAAGTTCCATTTTTGCCCTATCAAGTAATTTATGCGCAAGTTTTAAATCATTACCCGCAAGATCCATTGCCCAGACTGCCAAACCTTCACCTCGTTCACTTGTAGGTTTATCGGCCAAAATTGACGACATTTTCATATATTTCATCGGATTATCTTCTGCGGTAGCCATTTTTTCAACAGTTTTTGATCCAATAGCCCCTAATTGTTGTTCATCTGAAACCACAAGGCCTTGCTTTTTTTCTTCGTCATTTGATTCATGCAGTTTATTTAAATTTTCAATTTCTTCACGTATAACTTTTTTTAAAGCACCTTTAGTAATTTTCATTATATTCTCCCCTTGTATTAAGCGTCTGCCAACATTCGTAGTATCGAAAGTAATATTTGCTTGTTTATAATTATTCTCACTTTTATATTTTTTAAATGCCTGTATAATAATATCAATCATATCATCATCATTTTTATTCACAACATTAGATTTTATTAATATATCAAATACTGCACCAGGACCGGCTTTATATAATATTGGATAATTTGTTATTAATTCATATGCCTTAATTGCAACAATACGTTTTTTATTATCAATAGTCGTATTTGGACGTTGCATTGTACCTTGGCCTGCTAACCTAAATGTTGGTTTAGAAGCACCTGCCTGCCTTGTAGTTGTGTATGTTATGGTCACTGCCTAATATGCCTTAAAATCCCTAGAAAATATGCTAAAACACTTCACAGACGCCACCTATCCCATTCTTAATCACCAACATATGTACCAGGGCCTTTTCCTTTACGATATTCAAGCTCAGCACCTGTATAAATTGCGCCGTGAATCCAATCATTAATTTTTTTATTTGAACTTATGCGTGGATCAGACGCAATTTTACCTATATTATGTTTAGGATCACCTAACAAATCCTTAACCATGGCGGCCAATGTTTGATCATCATTCCCAACTGCAAGCAAAGCATCTATAACTGATTGATCTTTATATTTTTTAGGTGGAGAAGGCTTATATTCTGGCTTCGGTGGTTTTGGGTTTAACTTTGCAAACTGCGCCACTGAATATCGTAAGCCGCGGAGCTTTCCATCTGGTAATTTAACAACAGGGCCTGCCGTTGGACTTCCTACTTTATACGATAAATTATCATCAATTGTGCCAAGATCCTTTAAAAATTGATTACGAGCCTTATAATCATCTTCATAATCTATATCATAATCTGAAAAATTTAAACCTAATGGTTCATTCCGGCCATCATCTTTATATACATTGCCCCCTGAATCAACCGTAAGCAATACATTGGATTGTTCTTGAATAATACTGTTAAGTTCTTCTTTAGCGATCTGTCTTAATTTTGATTCTGCTAATTTCATTATTGGTATGCCTTTTTATATAACTAATTATATATTATGCTTGAATCCTTGCCGGTTTTTGTTATTTCCAACATATTATCGACTATATCTTTCACAGCATCAACATGTGTTATAACAATTATGTTCTTAAACCATTTTTTTAAAGAACCCAATAACCTATTACATGCCTCAATATTTGATTCATCAAGGGCACCAAAACCTTCATCTATAATAAACATATCAGTCTTAGGAAGTGATGAAATATTAATTAAAGCAACCCTAATTGCTAAAGATGCAATCATTTTTTCCATTCCTGATGCTAGCTCAATAATTCTTTTAGAATCACCGTAATCTATAAACACATGCATAGAATTTTTTTCAACATCAGGTTCAATTTCAACTGTAAAATTAACAACACCGTGTAAAATTTTTTGTATTTCATCATTAATAACTGGACAAAGCTGGCGTAAAATATGTGTTGGAATTCCTCGTTTTGATACCGCAGAAATTAGATTATCATATAATCTCCATTTATTTCTAATAATATTATAATCTTTTCTTTCCCGCCTTAAGTTCTTTAGCCTTATTTCATGTTGGCCAATTTCAGTTGCACATGAAATTCTTTTTGCATCAAATTGATTAATCTCAAGATTTAAATTTGTTATTGAATCCTTTAAAGAAATTAAACTAGAATTTAACTCATTCTTTGATATCTTTTTACTCATTTCAATAAGTAATTCCTCTAAATCCAATAATGTTAATTGTTGACGTTCAAGTGAAATTTCCAAGATTGCCATATTTGAAACATTATTTGAAATTTCAGTATTTAATTCCGATTCCTTTATTAAAAGTGATTCATATTTTTCTAATTTATCACCTATTTTTTCAGTTTCAATATTTTTTAAAATTTCCTCTGATGTTTTTAAATTATTTTCTAGTTCAGTAACTAAAATTTTTTGATTATCTATTGATTTTTTGTCAACATATGAATCCTTTATAAATTTACATATCGGATATCCT